ACGATCTCGATCAACGGCGTGATCTCCTTCACCACCGCGCCGGCGGCGTCCGCGGCGCTGACCTGGTCCGGCGGCTACCTGTTCCTCTGCCGGTTCGACGACGAGATGGTGGACGCCGTCCAGTTCGGCGGGAACCTCTGGTCCGTCGGCAAGCTGACCTTCGTGAGCGTGAAGGCATGAAGACCTACACCGGCACCCTGGCGACGTTCCTCGTCAGCGCGAAACAGATCATCTACGCCGACCTCTACACGATCACCCTCAACGGCGGCACGATCATCCGCTGGACCACGCACGACTTCGCGGTGGCCTACAGCGGCAACCTGTTCCTGCGCGGGCCCGGGATTACCGACAACGGCGTCAATAGCAAGCGGGGCGTCCAGGTCGATACCCTCGATGTCACGATCTATGCCGATGCCAACACGACGGTCAGCGGCGTTCCGTTCCTGTCCTTCGTCCGAAAGGGCGGCCTCGACGGCGCGACGATCCGGGTTGACCGCGTCATGGGAACCGACCTCGGCACCGGGCAGGCCGGAGGCTATACACGCCTGACCGGGCGCATCTCCGAGATCAAGTCCCTGTCTAAGACCGAGGTCACCCTTGGATGCTCCTCCTGGCTTGAGCTGCTCGACGTGGACATGCCGACGAACATCATTTCGACGGGCTGCATCAACACGCTCTACGGGCCATCCTGCGGGCTGTCGAAGGCGACCTACGCTGTCGCTGGGACCGCTTCAGCCGGTGGGACGGCCTCGACCTTCACGACCAGCCTCACGGCGCAGGCCACGGGCTATTTCGACCTCGGCTACATCGTCTTCACGTCCGGCGCGAACACCGGCCTGCAGCGCACAGTGAAGAGCTTCGTCTCCGGCGGCAGCTTCACCCTGACGATGGGCCTCGTCGCCGCGCCTGCGGCTGGGGATGCCTTCACCGCCTATCCGGGTTGCACACACACCCAAGCGATCTGCCTGTCGAAATTCAATAATCTGAGCAATTTCAGGGGCTTCCCATATGTCCCCCCCCCGGAGACTGCGACGTAGGTTGTTGAAATTGCAGAAGAAAATGTTATGATCGGCGCATGAAGGACGCTTGGTCAATTTACGGTTTGCGCGCGTCAAACGACTTTCGCATCCGATACATCGGAAAATCGTTCGACCCTCGGGTTCGACTTCTGCAACACCTGTCCAAGGCGCGCGGAATGCGCGGCCCCTATCCACTCTACGATTGGATCAAGTCCGTCATAAGCGGCGGCGAAACCATCGAATATGTGGTGCTCGAAGATGGTGCTGGCCCTGAATGGAAAGAGGCCGAACGCCGATGGATTGCCCTGCACAGGGCAGACCTCTTCAACCTTAGCGCTGGCGGCGGCGACCCCTTTATCCCGCAATCTTCGCGAGATCGGGCTAGGGCGAAATTGAAAGGCCGTGTTTTCACCGAAGAGTGGAAAGCGAAGATTTCGAGCGGGAAGCGCGGAGGCAAGCGCCCCGACTTGATTGCCCGCAACAAAGAAAATTTGGCCGAGCGTAATCGCGGCCGAAAAATGGATTTGACCCCAGACGAGCGCGCCCGTCGTGCAGCGTCCGTTCAGGGCAAAGGCCAGAAATATTGGGACACGATCACCGACGAAGAGCGCCAGCGCCGAAGCGACCTCGCACGGCAGCAAATGAAACGGGTCTGGGATGAGAGACGTCGAGCTAGAGCAAAGACAACGGAAGGCGGTCGTTGACGAAGCCCTAACTTGGCTGAGAACCAGTTATCATCATCACGCCCGCGTGAAGGGCGCGGGATGCGACTGCGCGCAGTTCCCGGCGGCGGTCTATGAGGCGGCTGGCCTGATGGACCACGTCGAGCCGGTCTATCCGCACGACTGGCACATGCACCGGAACGAGGAACTCTACCTGGACTGGGCGGCCAAGGTCGGCGCGGTGGAAATCGACGTTGAGCGAGCAGGCCCCGGCGACTTCATCATCTGGAAGTTCGGCCGCACGTTCAGCCACGGCGCGATCTTCGTCGAGCCGCCGATGATCATCCACGCCACCCAAGCGGCCGGCATGGTCACCCTCGACCACTGGACCGCTGACGAAGAGCTTTCGAGCCGGGCCCACAAGGTCTTCACGTTCTGGCCGGAGAGCGCCGAATGAGCGTCTTCAATTCGGTCAAGTCGCCGTCAGTCGTACGCCTGAACGGCATCGTCATTCAGCAGTCCACCTACGGCATCCCGCTGCCCATCGGGTGGGGCACCAACCGGATCGGCGCGAGCTTGATCTGGTACAACGCCTTCAAGGCCCAGGCGATCAAGCAGTCGTCCGGCAAGGGCGGCGGATCGACCACGACCGGCTACAACTATTCGGCTTCCGTCATCATGGCCATTGCGGATGGCCCGATCACTGGCGTCCGCAACGTCTACAAGGACCAGAACGTCTATATCCCCGGCGCGAAGACCGGTCTGGCCCAGGCTGGGCTTTCCCTGCAGGTTGGAAGCCAGGGGCAGGCCACCTGGGGCTACCTGACGACGAATTATAGCGCCCAGGCCATCGGCTACAGCCGCACGGCCTACGCTTACGCGAGCAACTATGCGCTCTCGACCTCGGCCACGCTGGCGAACCACTCCTTTGAAGTGCAGTGGGCGACCCGGGCGGTGGTGTCGGGCTCGACCATCGATGACGCTAACCCGGCCGACATCCTCCTCGACTTCCTGACGAACGCATATTACGGCGTCCCGCTCTGGGGGTCTGGTCTGGTCGCGAGCCTCACGACCTACTCGAACTATTGCACGGCGGCCGGTCTCTTCGTCTCGCCGGGCCTCGCATCGACCCAGTCCGCGGCGCAGTTCATCACCGACCTTCTGGATGCTTCGAACAGCGACTGCGTCTGGTCCAACGGCCAGCTCAAGGTCGTTCCCCTGGGCGACACCGCGATCACGAACAACGGGGTGACCTACACGCCGAACCTGACGCCGGTCTATGCCTTCACGGAAGACGATTTCATCCCGCAGTCCGACGGCGACGACCCAGTCACCATCGATCTCGCCAAGCTGGCCGACGCCTATAACTCAGTCCAGATCGGCTTTTCTGACCGGTCCCTGAACTACAACCAGAACACGGCCCAAGCCGACGACATGGGCTCCATCGCGACCTACGGCGCGCGACGGGAGAACATGCACAGCCTGCCGATGATCTGCGATGCGAACGTCGCCGCAGCCGTCGCGCAGCTCCGCGTCCAGCGGCTGTCGAACCTGCGCAGGACGTTCAAATTCAGCCTCGACTGGCGCTATTGTCTCCTTGAGCCGCTCGACTTGGTCACGCTCACCACCGGCGACCTGTCGGCCGTCCTGGTCCGCATCAACGAGATCAAGGAGAACGCGGACGGCGGCATCGATGTGGTGGCCGAGGAAATGCTGGTCGGCACCAGCCACGCGGCAGTCTACACGCGCCAGACGGCGTCTGGCACGATCATCAATACGTCCATCGCGCCGGGCTCGGTTTCGTCGCCGGTCCTGATCAACCCGGCCCGGTCCCTCACGAACAACGACCTGCAGGCGTGGGTCGCGGTGTCCGGCGGTGCCAACTGGGGCGGATGCCAGGTCTTCACCTCGGTCGATGGGACGAACTATCAATATGCGGGCTCGCTGACGACGCCTGCTCGCTATGGCGTGACGACGAGCAGCCTCGGCTCGGTCGCGGATCCCGACACGACCTCGTCGTTCGGCGTGGACCTCACAGCGAGCCTCGGCACCCTGAACACGGCCACCGCGGCCGACGCGAATGCGGCCTCGACGCTCTGCCTGATCGGCAGCGAGCTGATCAGCTACCAGGCGGCCACACTCACCAGCGCGAACCACTACACGCTCGGCACCCTGCTCCGCCGCGGGCTGATGGGCACGACGGTCGCCTCGCACTCGACCGGCTCCCAGTTCGTTCGCCTGGATGGCGGGATTTTCAAATACAGCTACACCCCGCAGCAGGTGGGGACGACGATCTACGTCAAGTTCTGCAGCTTCAACATCTACGGCCAAGCGCTCGAAGATATCTCGACGGTGACGGCCTACAGCATGACGCTCTCGGCGGGGGCATCGACCTTTACTTTCGGCACCCTGACCGGCGTCCCGGCCAACGTGGCGGCCCTAACCGGCTCCGAAGCGATCCAGAACAGCATCCTGCAAACCAGCTTGACCAGCGGCTCCGTCGTTCCCGCTGTCTCCTCGGCGATCACGGGTCAAAGTTCGTGGGCGACCTATACCTTCTACGGCCCCAACGCGATCACGTTCGCCGGGGCGAACCTCATCCAAAATTCCGGCTTCTATCAAGGGCTGAACAGTTGGACGGGCACGGCCTCTTTCGGTTACACTTTGACGTACGGGCCGAACGGGCAGCCCTTTCTATATAATGGTGTTTCGCTCTCCACGGGTCAGGCGGCATCGGCGCAATTTCCCGTTGTCGCAGGCGGATCGTATTCGATACAGGCGCAGCTTTGGGCGGGCGGTGTCAGTTCCGGCTATACCCGAGCGTTTGTTTCCTTCGTCAATGCCGGGGGCACTAACGTCGGCTACAGCAGCCCGCTTCTGCTCGTCGCAGGCAACGGATGGACGCGGGTTACGGCATCCGGCACCGTCCCCACGGGAGCGGTCAACGGCATTTGGATTTGCGACACCGTCAACGCGGCGCAGACGGCCAATGGCGCAACGCTAAGTTCCGGCGGCGTTGCGGCTTGGGGCCAGCTAAAATATGAAGTTGGCTCTGCGCCCACGCTCTACAACGACGCGGCCACCGTCTCGGCAGTCTATGCCAGCGGAACCGGGATCGACGCTCTCAAGCCCGCCCAAGTGGGCGCGGACGTCACATCAACGAACACGGCCGCCGCTATCGCCGGGCAGGGAACGGGCGCGACGACGAATGTCGGAACGATTGCGACCCTGAACACCATCGGCACCTCGAATGTCAATTCGAACGCGATCACGAACACGGTGGCCACCTCGGGCGACCGGGCTAACGCGACCTTCAATGGCGGCGGCCCGTCATACAACAGCGGCGTTGACCTGGCGCAATATTGCACCGTCACCATCACGACCCAAGGCGGCCCGATCCTGATCAACGGCTTCTTCAACGAGCGGGGCATCGCCGGAACAAACCCGATCAGTTCGGACGCCTACCTGTTGCGCGGTGGCAGCAATATCCAGCACAGCCAAGCCTACATGCAGCAAAACTGGTCCTATACGCAGGTCTTCCTCTTCGTCGATTTCGTCGGGGCCGGGACTTACACCTATTCGATCAGGAACAGCGTCGGCGCGGGCGTCCAGTTTGAGGCACACACCTATGGCCTCTCCGCGACCGAGCTAAAGCGATGATGAAAACGATCCTTTTCTATCTGGACTGCGGGCGCATCGTCGGCCGCACGGTCTGCGCTGACGATCACGCGGACATGCAGGGCCATCCGCACACGGAAAATGCGCTGATCCTCGACGGGATCGTCGAGGTGGATGCGCTCGCCCAGACCGTCGTCGATGGCCAAATCGTGGACGATCCCCCGCGGCCTTGGCCGGAAGTCCCGTTCATCACTCAAGCCGCCCCGGAACCTGAAGCATGACCCTCGCGATCACGACCGACATTTATGCCGCCATCGGGGGCCTTTATCCGGTGCTGCAGAACCTGACCGGCGACCATCAGGCCGCCCTGACCGAGGCCCTGGCCAAGCCGAGCCCGGTCGATACCGTCAGCGAAGCCCTCGAAGCGCTCTATGCCGCGGTGAAGGACGGGGCGTTCGTCGCCGGATCCCGCGACGCCGTCGTGACCGCCTGCAACCAAATGGCCTACCTCGCCACCTTCTACCAATGGCACGGCAAGACCCAGCGCGGGGCCGATATCACGGTGGCCATGAACGCCATCACCGATGGGGCGGATCCGGCCACGGCCTGCGCGGCTATCGACGTTGACGCCCGGTTTGCCGCTTCGGTGCCCGTCGCCCCCGCGCCGTCCGTTCACTGATCTTCGACCCATCCGAGCGAGTTCGACACATGACCGAAGTGACCGGCGGCCTTTCAGCGCAGACCCTTTTCGACGTGATCATGGCGCTGGTCAGTGGCCTGGGCGGATGGGTTCTCGGGACCATGTGGCAGGAGATCAAGGCGGCGCGTGAAGACCACGCCGACCTGATCAAGACGCTGCCTGAAACCTACGCCCGCCGGGACGACGTGGCCGAAGCGCTGAAACGGATCGAAGACGGCCTCACACGCATCTTCGACAAGCTCGACGGCAAGGCCGACAAGCCCCACCGATAAGGACCAGGTCATGACCGACACGCCCCAGCCGGCGGACGCACCCGCGCCGCCGAAGCCTTCCGCGCGCGCCCAGACCGAAGCCCTGCGGATCATGGCCATCTGCGGCTTCGTCCTGATCGCCGGGATCATCGGGGCCCGGCTCTACGCGCCCGGCGCTGACAAGGCCGAGACGTTCCTCGCGACCGTCACCCAGGGGCTGCTCTCCATCGAGCTGACCATCGCCACCTTCTATTTCGGCTCCTCCTACATCCAGCAGCAGCAGGCCAAGCCATGACCACCCGGTTCGTCGATATGGACATCCGCCAGGACGAAGGCTTCCGGCCGAACGCCTACCAGGACCCGCTGTCCGGCGGCGATCCCTGGACCATAGGCTATGGCAGCACGGGGCCCGGCATCGTGCAGGGGACCGTCTGGTCTCTCGCCCAGGCCGCGGCCGACCAGCAGAAGCGGCGCCAGGCCATCGAGGGCCAGCTCGACCAGGCGATCCCGTGGTGGCGGCAGATGTGCGACGAGCGCCAGGATGTGCTCTGCAACATGGCCTACAACATGGGCGTGGCCGGGCTCTTGGCCTTCCACCACGCCCTCGACGCCATGCAGTCGGGCGACTGGGAGCTGGCTGCGGCCGGAATGCTCGCCAGCCACTGGGCAACCCAGGTGCCGAACCGGGCCAAGCGCCTCGCGAACCAGATGCTCACCGGCCAGCGGGCGGCCGGATCGCCCCCTCCGGCCGACTTCGCCCAGGACGCGACGAAGGCGGCGCTCGGCTGATGGATGTCGGGACCTTCTTCGAGAAGCTGATCGGCGGGATCATCGTCGTCGGCGTCCTCGCCGCGTTCGCGTGGTTCGGTGGGCCGATGGTCTGGCAGCACGTCGTGGATGCCGAGAACGCCCGCAAGACCGTCGCGGTGCAACAGGTTGCCATCAAGGCCGACGCACAGTCCGCCCAGGATGCCCGCACAGCCTGTTCGGCCGAGATCGCTGCGTCGGTGCAGGCCGGAGCCGCGATTGCCCGCGTGGCGCGTCCTGTGGCCGCCCCTGCGGCACATCAGCCGCAGCCGATGCTCACGGCAAAGGATATTCAGGATGCCATTCGATGAGACGTTCCGTCGCAGCGTTGTCGGCCTGTCTCTCATTGGCGGGGTGTGCTCCGCAGCTTTCTCTGTTGCGGCTACCGGGTGGCGCTACCTCAAAGCCCGCGGCGGCTCCGTCACAGGCATCCCCGATCTGCCCGGGCTCACTGATGGCCGACCCGTCGCCGGAACCGCCGCTGCCGTCGCAAGCGGGCTTCCCGGCTCCGACGGACGCCCAGGCGTCGGCCTCGGTGTCGGCTTACCTGACGTGGCTGCACCAGCTGGCCCTCTGGGGTCGCCAGGGCTGGGCGGTGGCGAAGACCGCGCACGACTTCTGCACATCCTCAGTTCCGCACTGACGACCCAATGCCCTGCGGCATCGCCGGAGCCGCACACGGCCCGAAACCCGGCACATAAGGAAATCGACATGTCCTGGCTCTCCACCATCAAGAACAACCTGGTGGCCCTCGTCACCAACGCCGCGCCGTCCAATGAACAGCAGGCCGCCCATCAAGCCGCGACCGGTGTCGCGACCGCCATCGGCAACGCCCTGACTGTCCTCGAGGGCGTGGCTGAACAGGGTCTGGAAGATTTGCTCGTCGCCAAGCTCGGCCCCACCGCACCGGCGCTGGCCTACGACTTCCTGACGCTCCTCGAGCAGAAGATCACCGCCAAGAAGGCGACGATTGCCCTGCCTGTGCCCACCCCGTTGTCGGCTCCCGCTCAGGCACCGGCCGCATCGCCCAGTGAACCGGCTACCCCGGCCAACTGACGCGCCTCCCACTCGTTCCAACAACGTGCCCCGCTTCGGCGGGGCTTTTTTATGAGGTATTCCGATGGCCGGTGAAAAGGGTTCATCCTATGCGAACTCCCTTCTAAAATTGATCTTCCAGGCGACCAACATCGCCAACCTCGCGGACAATACCGCGACCTCTCCGCTGACTTTGCTTTACGTCTCGCTGCACACCGCAGACCCGACGGCGGCCGGCAACCAGTCGAGCAACGAGGCGATCTATTCGACCTACGCCAGGGCGACCGTGGCGCGGACTTCCGGCGGCTTTACCGTCACGTCGAACAGTGTCAGCCCGGCGGCCACGGTGTCCTTCGCGGCGGCGGCCACCCAGGCGACGACTGCGGCGTCCGGCACCGGCTCGTCGGCCACCATCACCTTCGGCACGGCGCTTCCGACAGCGCCTCCGGTCGGTTCAAACATCACCGTCGCCGGCGTCACGCCGTCCGGCTACAACGGCACCTTCACGGTGACGTCCTCCACCACGACCTCGGTTACCTACACCAACGCCACGACCGGCGCGCAGACCGTCGCCGGGACGATTCTGATCACGCCCGCTTCGGCCGCCTCCTACTTCGCCATCGGCACGGCGGCGACCGGCGCTGGCGTCCTGCTCTATGCGGGCCCGATCACCCCGACGGTCACGATCAACTCGGGTGTTACACCCCAGTTGACCACCGCGACCGCGATCAGCGAAGTCTAACCCGATGGCGGACAACACCACGCTCAACGTCGGCGCGGGCGGCGATGCTGTCCGCGACATCGACCGCAGTCTGAATGCCGTCCCCATCGCAGCGAAGACCCAGGTGGTCCAGCTCGATGCGGGTGGCCAGACGGCGGAAAGCCTCGTCAGCCAGGCCAACCCCATGCCGGTCGTTCAGGCGTTCATGGCTGGGGACGCCGCCTACCAGAATGCCCTGATCTACGCGGAGCTGCGGCTCATGACGCAGATCATCGCCAACGGCCTTTCCCTCACAGACGACCTCGCCGCCATGCGCGCCGACCCGTCCTATCTCGCATAAGGAACCCCAACCCATGCCCACGAACCAGCTTCTGATCGGGCCCCAGGCCCTGAGCGACACCATGCTCTCGACCTCCGCTCGCGGCGGCAAGCAGGGGGACGCCATCGTCTCCGAACTGCACGGCCGCTACTATGAGCAGACCTACCGCAAGAACGTGTTTTTCGCCGCTAGCCAGGCGGTGGCCACGACCACCGTCGGTCTGGCCACGACCTACACCGGCCTCTGCCTTTCCAACCCCATAGGATCCGGCGTCACGCTGGCGCTGAACAAGGCAAGCATCGGCCAGTCGGTGATTGAAACGGCCGTGGACGCCTTCGGCCTGGCGGTGGGCTACAGCGGGGCGACGAACGTCGTGCATACCGCCGCGCTCACCCCGCAGTCGGCGCTGATCGGCTCCGGCGTCACTCCCTTCGGCAAGGTGGACAGCAGCGCCACGCTGCCGGTTGCTCCGACCTACCATTCGTTCCTTCAGTCCACCTCTTCGGCCACCACCGACGTGACCTCGGGCATGTTCGACTACGAAGGCTCCCTGATCCTGTTGCCTGGTGCCTTCGTGATCTGGGCTTCCCCGGCGGCCTCCGTCGCGGGCATGTGGTTCAGCTTCCAGTGGGAAGAAAACCCGCTCTAGCACTGACCTGACGATCTGATACCGGGCGCGGGGGCTTCGGCCCCCGCAGCCTTTTGACGCCTGAGAGGGGACGCCATTGTCACTGCTGACCCTGCTTCAGAACAACCTTCTGAACTCGTCCGGGATCGCCAACCTCTATTTCCTGAACGGCGTCTACAACGAAGGCGGGACGCAGTACGCCCTGGGCTCGCTGCCCGGCTGGTCGTTCAGCAACTCGACCGGCGGCTACAGCCTCGACGGATCAACGTCCTTCGCCGCGAACACGCCTCGCGTCACGTCCGCTGGTCTGCTGCTCGAAGCGGCGGCGACTAACGTAATTCCCTATACCACCGCGCCGGTCGCGGCCACCGTTGACCGTAGCGGCGGCGCAACTCTCACCAACAGCGCCGCTATTGCCCCTGACGGAACCAACACCGCCAGCCTAATCACTTCGGATGCGACTTACAATTTCCACGGCATAGGGTTCAACTCTGTATTTGGAAGCACTGGAACAAACAGCACAACTGGTTCTGTTTACCTTAAGCCCGGCTCCCAGAATTATGTATTTCTTCAACTTTATGACGGCACTAACCGCCTTTTGGTCGAAGTGGACTTGTCGGGCGGCCATTCGCCTTATTACGCAATTACCGCCGGGGCTAGTTCTTATAATACTGTTGTAACATCATACCCCAACGGATGGTATCGCGTCGCTATTTCTGCGACATTTACTACTGCTTACTCTGGCGGCCTTTCCGTTACGTTCGGCGATCCGTCAAATTGGGGCAGTGATTACTTTACGGGCAGTAGTTCTAGCACATTATATTTTTGGGGGTTACAGGTTGAAAGTGGCTTAACCGCCACCTCTTACATACCTAACTCTACAAATTCTTTTGTGACCCGCGCCGCAGACGTGGTCAGCCTGACCTATTCGGGCACTGCGACCAGCATCGCGGTCAGCTATCCCGGCGGGGTGGCAAGCCCGGCGACCGGCTCGCCGCTGAACCTGGGCGCGTCGTCCGGGGGGGCATGGGTCGGCACGACCATCCAGCAAATCCAGATCGCGGCTCCGGCGGCGACCAACGCTGTCGGATTGGTTGCGGCGTCTGCCTCGGCGTCCGGCGCGAGTGCGGCCGCAGATGTGGTCAGCGGATTGATCGCGGCCTCTGCGTCGGCCTCCGGCGTCAGCTCGACCCTTGTTCAGGCGTCGGGTTCGGTCGGCGCGACAGGGTCGGCCACGGGCATGAGCGCGGCGCTCGAAGTTTCTACCGGCGCTGTGGCCGCAACGGCGTCCGCGTCAGGCGTTTCCGGTGCTTCGGGATCGGCCGCGGGCTCCGTCGGTGCCACGGCCGCTGCGGTGGCGACCTCGGCCGTCTCGGCGGCGTCTCCCGGTTCGGTGGGCGCATCTGCTGCGGTGTCCGGCGTCGGATTGTCCCTGGCGTCGTCCACGGGCTCAATTGCTGCCAGTGCGACAACTTCCGGCGCAAGCGGGCAGATCGACCCGTCGGTCGGCTCGGTCAACGGCTTCGCCAATGCCACGGCCTCGAGCAGCCAGATCGACGCGGCATCCGGGTCAGTCGCAGCGTCGGCTTCGGTCAGCGGGAGCGCTAACGCCGGAGTGACATCCGGCCAAGCGTCGGGCACCGCATCGGCGTCGGCAGTCGGCTCGGCCCTGACGCAAGCCTCGGGATCGGCTTCGGCGTCGGTTACCGCTTCGGGAACGGGGAGTGCTCTCGACGCCGGGGTCGGATCGATCTCGGGAGCTGCTTCGGCTTCCGCGACCGGCGCGGCGCTGGACCAGGCCGCGGGCTCCGTCACGGCATCCGCCTCCGCATCCGGCGGTGCGTCGGCTGGGACCACATCGGGCCAGATTGCCGCCTCCGCTTCCGTGGCGGGCGCTACAGCGGCGACCGTGGCGTCTGCTGGCAATGTCACCGGTTCGGCTTCGGTTGCGGCTGGTGGGGCCTCTCAGGTCGCGGGCGCGGGCACCGTCACCGCCAGCGCATCCGTCAACGGCACATCCGCTTATGCTCAATCGGCCACGGGCTCGGTCGGAGCCTCTGCCAATGTCAGCGGCGCATCCGGCCAGATCGACAAAGTGGCCGGGTCGGTCACGGCGTCGGCATCGGCTGCGGCGTTCAACGCGAGTTTCGGAACGGCCAACGGATCGGCCACCGTCTCAGGCGCGGCAAGCGCGCTCGGCGTCTCGACCGGGTCGGCGTCGGCCTCCGCATCCGCATCCGGCGGCGCTTCGGCCATCTCGGCTGGAGCGGGATCGGTCCAAGCCTCCAGCTCGTCGGCAGCGTATGGGTCGGCCATCGCCCGGGCCTACGGATCCGCGTCCGCAGCCGCGGCGGCCCTCGGTTGGTCTGTCGTCATCGGAAGCCGCGTCGTCCAGGCGACCGGCACGGCGAGCTGGGCCACCGCGACCGGCCAGTCGGACTACAAGACCATCATCGGCACCGGATCGAACAAAGCTCTCTCAGGATAGGACCCCAATGGCCACGACGACGAACCTGACCTTCGACCTGGGCGAGACGTGGATCATCAACCACACGGCCACATCCGACGGGACCACGCCGCTGAACCTGACGGGGGCGACGGTGGCGCTCTACGTGAAGGGCTCGGCCTCGGCCATCCTGGTGCCCGCTCAATCCACGACCACGATCACGAACGCGGCCCTCGGGCAGTCCACCATCGAGGTCAGTCCCGCCCAGCAGACGGCTGCAGGCATCACGGCAGGCCAAGTCGGCAACTACGTGCTTCGCATCGCCCTGCTGGACGGCACCGTCACCGACCAGAACATCGGCAGCTTCACGATCCGGCAGACGGCGGCGACCTAACGCCGTCTGTCTAGGTTAGAAATTCGGACATCAGCGCCCCTAGGCCCTTGCGGGTCTGGGGGCGTTTTTCTTTTGCACCGCCCGGAAATTGTCCAAAGCAAACAGCGCCGGAAATCCAGTCTTTTGCGCGCTAAGCCCGCGACTTTATTGGAAAGCGGCGCACTTTTGGTACCGTCATTCTAGGTTCGAGTCCTAGTTCCCCAGCCACCTCAATTCATTGAGCTTTTTGGCGCTGTCTGGTTTTGTTCCGCGGCATCATTTTACAGCAGATTTTACAGATCCGTTCCCGATGCGGTCTCCCACCGCTTCATCATCCCGGCGGCCATCGCCTCGGATGAGACATATCGCCGGGCTATTTCTTTCACCTGGGCGGTCTTCCATCCCAATGTCTCAGCCAGGTCGTCCAGGGGCACACCGGCGCGGATCAGGTTCGTGGCGGCCGTTCCGCGGAGATCGTGGAACCGCAAGCCGGTGATCCCGGCGTCGATCTTCGCCCGGCGAAAGGCCGAGGCCAGCCCCGGCTCCGTCCAGGGAAAGCCCCGGGACGACGTCAGGATCGTGGTGGCGCGCCGCTTCGGTATACGGTCCAGGATCGCCCGCAGCTCGGGCGTGATCGGGATCACCGCCGTCCGTTTCCGTCCGCCCTTCGAGGGCTGATAGGTCAGCGCCGACTTCCCCACATTCGACCAGGCCAGCGCCCGCAGATCGCCGACCCTGGCCCCCGTGTGCAGGGCCAGGTCGATGGCGTCCTTCAGGTTCTGGTCGCAGTGCTTGAACAGCCGGTCGAGGTCGTCCTCAGTCCAGATGATGGCCGACCGGTCGGCGTGATAGATTCGCGGAAAGTTCGTCAGGACGTTCGCCTCGATCTCCCCGTTGTTGTGCGCCCAGGTCAGGACCGAGGACATGGCCGACAAACGCTCATCGGCGCTTTTGGGCGTGTCGGAATATTCGTTCCGCCATTTGATGAGGACGCCGCGCATCTTGCCCGAGTTCAGCGCCTTGATCGGCAGCGTCCCCCATTTCTCTCGGCATAGGTCCAGAAATTTTCGGCGGTCGTTCTGGGTGCGAGGCGCGAGGCCACGATACTCCGGGCTCTTCAGATAACGCACGACCAGGGCGGCGAAGTGCTCACCGTTCGCCGGGCTGGACATTTCGTGGAACCGGGCAATGGCACCCGCAGCGATGCGCGCCACCTCGGCGTCTAGCGCCCCGTCGGACTTCGCGCTGGCGGCCAAAATCCGCGGGCCGCCGCGCCAGGCGTACCAATATTCTTTGACCCCGGCGGTCGTTCGGACCCGGACCTTGTGCAGCTTAGGCATGAGCCGCTTCGTCGGTAAGCCATTGGTCGAGGAGGTCATCGGGCGTCGATCCGGTGGGCGGTGGACGGGCGGTCACCAATCCCGCCTTCCGATCGAGGTCGGCGTCAAGGGCCTTGCGGTCCCAACGCCACCGGCCGCCGACATTCACCCGGCCGA